CTAGTTGCTTTCTCTTTGTAATCAATAACGTAATTAAATGTACACTCGTGTTCTGTATAAAATAAATGTTTGCTACAATAATGGTTACCACATTTGCATTTGTTAGTTAATCCTTCCAAAGTATTCAATTTTTTATTACAACTATAACACCTCATTTTTAACTTAATAAATATAAAAGATAATATTCAATTTTTATATAAAAATTGATAATATATATAAATATACTTTTAATAACATTATGAACAACGTGTTTGTTGAAGATTTTAATGGTAACATTATGCGTTATCTAAATAATGATTTTTGCGCTTTAAAAAAACTATCCGAATCATCTAAACAATGTAATAGTCTTGTTAAAGAAAACACTAATTTTAATATGCTAATTGAAGACAAAATTAATAATTATAATTGTGATATGGTTGAATCATATTTGATTAAGATTTTGAAGCCAGATATTTTAAGATACAAAGATGATAAAATGAGTCAATATGAATCCCGACTTAGCTATTATATCAAAAAACTTAATAATAAATGCATTGATATCATATATAATAAAATAGATTATTGCTATAATGAAAGAAATGTCGGATTAAATAATTATATACAAGAAATATCATATTTGTTATCTAAAAAATTATTTGATATTATGGTACTTATTGAAGATAACGTTAATATAAATGATGAGAATATACTTGAATGGTTTAATATAAAACATGTATAAAAATAATTTAAATCTAGATAATTTATTTTTTAATTGGAATAGGCGAGACCACCCATACCAGATAAGATACGGAGAACGTTGTAGTTGACCGCATATACGTGGATAGTACCAGCTACACTAGAAGATAAGGATAATACCGCGGTATCAATGCGGGACATGTTGAGAGTGCCACTTGGTTGATGTTCTTCTGGTTTAAGAGCAAATGAGTATATGTTGATACCTTTGTGGTTGTCATCAGGAGTATTTTCGTGATGTTGGTAAGGTTGAACAAGTGAGAAATAATCACCTTTGCGAGTAGCAAAACGATCATTGCCATTAAGCATGATTTTAGCTTGCATAGTAGGATTTTTAGAGTTATTGTAATCATTAGCACCAAGTTTGGTATCATCTGTGCTTTCAGCAGTTGAAAAGTTGTTCCAGAATGGCATTTGTTGTTTGGTATCGTCATCATTAGATTTAACAGCCCAAACAAGTTCTTTGCAAGGGTGGTTGAAATTAAGTCTAACTGGTTTCATGCTATCAACAGAAGCAGATTGAGACATTGTATCGGTGCCAGTGAATTGTAATTGTTCAATTAAATATTCATGAGATAATTGAGCGAAACGTCTGCGTTCATCGGTATCAAGGAATACATAGTCAACCCATAAATTAGCATCATGTAATGTAACATCAGAACCGGATGCGAATCTATTAGTCGCAGTTCCAGCATCAGTAGGATCAGTTCGAAATTCAGTAGTATAATCAGTGGCGGATCTATTGCCATTTGTGCAGCCGTTAGTATCAGCATCTTCATCTGCACATAAGTTAGCATAATAAGTATCTACTAAGTTAGCAGCAGATTCGTATTCAATGTTGATTTTAACTTCGTGATATTGAAGGGCGATTAATGGAAGAGCTAAACCTACATTGCGGCAGAACCAGAATTCAAGAGGAACGTATAATTCATATTCTTTTTGTCCACCTAATTTGGTACATAAATTAGCGGTGTTAGCACCAACCATAGTATTGTAACCAGAGCGTTTGCCAGCTGGTAATGATAATTCGTTCCAGATGTATAACCATTCGGAATAATGTTTATCAATGCGTTGACCACCAATTTCTAATTCAACAGTTTTTAATAATTTTTGACCAAAGTTTGGTACAAGAGCTACATTTTTAGATGGATCATCAGCATTATTATTCTTGATTTTACCGTTGAAATATACACGGTGGATTAAATCACCATTACGAGTTATTTGGAAACTGGCACGAGAGCCTAATGAATTGCTTCCAGATGGAGTTTGTTGGATAGCTTCAATAGCGAAGTTAGTATGACGACGATATACAACTTTAAAAAAGGTAATTTGAGGATTACCGGTTAAATAAACATCCTGAGCACCATAAGCTACTAGTTGAAGAAGACCACCACCCATTTACGCTATATTCTTTATACTATTAGTGGAGAAAAAAAAAGAAGATATTATTATACACAAACTATTATTATTATAATATGAAAAAAATAATGTAGAAAAATTTAATTGGAATAAGCAAGGCCACCCATGCCAGATAATATACGAAGAACGTTATAGTTGACAGCATATACATGTAATGATGATGTGTCGGGGTCTGGTTTTAATTTTAAGTTTAAGTTTAGTACAGCGGTATCAATACGAGACATATTGAGGGTGCCACTTGGTTGATGTTCTTCTGGTTTAAGAGCAAATGAATAAACATTGATTCCAGCATTAGTTGGTACATTTTCGTGATGTTGATATGGTTGTATTAAATTGAAATAAGAACCGGGACGTTCAGAAAAGCGATCATTTCCGTTTAATACTAATTTAGCAGATACAATTGGATTAATAGACGTTACAGCACTTCTATCACTTACTCTTGTTAAAACATCATCTAATCCTCCAGGTGTTAATGTGTAATTGAACCAATTAATATTATTAATACTAATAGAATTACCTTGTGCTTCAACAAACCAGTATAATTCCTTGCAAGGATGATTGAAGGATAATTTTGGTTTAGCTTGTGCTCCAGATACAGATTCAGTACCGGTGAATTGTAATTGTTCAATTAAATATTCATGCGATAATTGAGCAAAACGTCTACGTTCATCAGTGTCAAGGAAGATATAATCAACCCATAGAGATGAAGCACCTAATGGTTTTGCGAGAGCAGTGTCAGTACCTTGGCATTTTTCAGCGGTTTGGAATAAGATGTTTACTTTGACTTCGTGATATTGAAGAGCAATTAATGGAAGAGCTAAACCTACATTGCGGCAGAACCAGAATTCAAGAGGTATATATAATTGATCATTGGAAGTAGCACTTAATACACCACCATCACAACCTACCATTTTCTTATAGCCATCACGTTTTGATACAGGTAATGATAATTCATTCCATACATACATCCAGTGGGAATATTGTTTGTCAATTTTTTGACCACCAATTTCAAGTTCTACATAGTCAATAAGACGTAAACCGAAATAAGGACATACTTCTTTGTCTTCCGCAGACATATCAACTGCTAAATACATGCGGTGGATTAAATCACCATTGCGAGAGATTTGGCAAGTTACACGGTTGCCATAACCTGGATTTCCGTTGAAAGTTTGTTGGATAGCTTCAATAGCGAAGTTAGTATGACGACGATATACAACTTTGAAAAAGGTAATTTGAGGATTACCAGTTAAATAAACATCCTGAGCACCATAAGCTACAAGTTGAAGAAGACCACCACCCATTTACGCTATATTCTTTATACTATTAGTGGAGAAAAAAAAAAGTCTAATATTACACAAAACATATATATTATTATTGTTATAATATATTGAAAAATAAAACATATAATTGAATAATTTAGTTGGAATAGGCAAGACCACCCATACCAGATAATATGCGGAGAACGTTGTAGTTAACAGCATAGATATTGATGCCACTGTAATCTATGGCTGTATTAGTTGATCTATTAGTTGCTGTTTGCATTTTATCAACAGTATTAACCATGAGAGTGGCTGTGTCAATACGAGACATATTGAGAGTGCCACTTGGTTGATGATCTTCTGGTTTAAGAGCAAATGAGTATACGTTGATACCAGGGTTTGCAGTTACGTTAGTGTGATGTTGATAAGGTTGTACTAAATTGAAATAAGAACCTTTGCGTACAGCGAAACGATCGTTGCCATTTAATTGTAAGATGGCATCAACGAATGGATTCTTAGCTTTGTCATTTGGTACAACAGCATTGCCATCTTGTGCATCCATATCAGAATAATCATACCATCTGGCATTACGTGTTGTAGTACCTTTGGCTTTGGCGACCCATACTAATTCTTTGCATGGGTGGTTGAAGTTGAGTTTAACACGAGTGCTGCCAGTGCCAAGAGTTTCAGTACCGGTGAATTGTAATTGTTCAATTAAATATTCATGGGATAATTGAGCAAAACGTCTGCGTTCATCGGTATCAAGGAATATGTAATCTACCCATAAAGACATATTTTTAAATTCTGGGAAATTGTTAACATTAGCACCAGTAGCACCTAAATTTGTTACAATGCAATTAGATTTTTGTTCAAATTCAATTTTAACTTTTACTTCATGGTATTGAAGAGCGATTAATGGAAGAGCTAAACCTACATTGCGGCAAAACCAGAATTCAAGTGGTACATATAAAGTAGTATTTGATCCAGTAGTGTCTCCTGAATTAGCACCTACCATCTTGTCATACGCATGGCGTTTGCCTATTGGTAAAGATAATTCGTTCCAGATGTACATCCAGTCAGAATAGTGTTTATCAATTTGTTGACCACCAATTTCAATTACAACAGATTTTAATAAGCGAAGACCTAAGTAGTTAACATATGTATCAGTTCCCGATGTTCTAACCGGAACATCTACTTGGAGATACATGCGGTTGATTAAATCACCGTTACGGGATATTTGACAATTTACTGTGTTCCCATATCCCGGGTTTCCATTGAAGGTTTGTTGGATAGCTTCAATAGCGAAGTTAGTATGACGACGATATACAACTTTGAAAAAGGTAATTTGAGGATTACCTGTTAAATAAACATCCTGAGCACCATAAGCTACTAGTTGAAGAAGACCACCACCCATTTACGCTATATTCTTTATACTATTAGTGGAGAAAAAAATATAAATTACTATGCGATTAATTTTCTAATATAATACATATAAAACTTTATTTTAATAATTTTATTATAAACGATGTTTAAAGAAAAATCATCAAAAAAAAAAATAAATAC